AGTGATAACAGGAGGTTGATCTTGAGGACTTGGAGTATTTTGAAGGCTTCTAACTGTCTCTTCCAGACGAATTTGATTGTCACTCAATCTTCTATTTTCATCTTTCAGTTTGTTAGTTGCTTCATCGAATCTTTCTTTGGGAACGTAGCCGCTAAGGATTTCCTTGCGTTGTTCTTCAGAGAATTCTTCAGGCATGGGTTCTTTCTCCCGAGTCAGTGGTGTTGATGCACTTACAACTTATTCCGAGCCTTTCCTCGTGTCAGCGCTGACGAACGCATTACGTCGAAACCATTACTATCTTATTTTCCCTCTACATTCAAGTCTTTTATGCGATCTTCGACATCTTTTTTCCCTTCTACTATTTGAGATGGGTAGGTTATAGCTATACTAAAAGCATTTAACATAGCCTTTGCTTCTAAAAGAACTATTTTTGCTTTCATAATCTCATCGTGGTTGACAATACCTGGATTTTCTAGTACGTCCCTGGATGCCGTTATAATTTTTTTTAATTCTTCAATATCAGCTTGTATCCAAGTCAGGTACGTATCCCATTTAGGATCGTTAAGAAGCCATTTAGATTTAATCGCTGCTTGCTTGAGTAACTTTGAATTATAAACTTCAGAAGGCTGTTTTTTATTTTTTTCAAGTTGATTCTGCCATTTTTTAAATTGATTTTTTTCCGGTAGCATTTTATGGTGACTCCAAATTTTCGTTTAGCGGCTCATTAGGGCTTACCATTTGATTGTTCATATCAGGCGCGGATGCCTGTCCACCCCCTTGAGAAGATGTCGCCTGTGACCGCTGAAACTGTTGTGCGCTTTGTGCTGCGGCAATACCTTGTTGTTCCTGCTGTGCTTGAGCGGCAACCTGTTGCAAATAGGTACTAAAAATATCGATGCTAGCATTTGACAGTTCAGCGAAAGCTGGGATTTGTTGGAACCCCTGCAATCTTTGGAGGTGGTCAATCCAACCATTTATAGGCAACCCTCCAGGCATTTTACCGTCGATAATTGTTAGCATGGCGTCCTCTGCTGTTATGGGTTGCAGGTCTGCTTGAGGTGATGGTTTTTTGAAGTAATCAGTAGGGTCTTGACCTAATGCTTTTGTAAAGTCGCGGATTAAACGGTAGACACCGTCTTGATCGATAATACCCATTTGAACGGTAAGCTGAGAAATTCCGACCGACATCAAACTACTGAGTGCTTCTTGCATCGCTCCCTTTGAAGTATTTAAAATGTTCGCGCTGAATGTAAATTGAAACCGACCTTTAATCTCACTCTTATCTGAAATTGTTTGGTACGGGTCTTCTGCTTCATCGAGATTTCCAGTGATCAATATCTTTTTCTCTTCCGGCAAAAAACGCTGGTTTAACTCGTGGTACTGATTATATATCTCAGAAAGCCCGTTAAAAAATCGCCGTAAAATTCTTTCAGGTCGCGCCTCACCTTGAGCTAAAACAGTTTGAATCCCGCTGGCCGTTCTAAGCGCTGAAGACTTTCCTTCTGGTATCTGCCCTCGTTGCAAATCCGACACCATCGTTAAACGCTCATTCATCTGATTCAAAATAGTCATCATATTGAATCCGAATATCTGCCCTTGATTGTTTATATTTGGAAAGTGAACATCATTTTTCGGATCTCCAACAGGGATTCCATCACCAGGGGCTAAAGAAATAGTCTCTGGGTTTAAAGAGCTTGTCGCTTTGTAGAAGAAAAATGGGCTGCTAGCCAATGTACCGCCGTCGATCATTTGATCTGCGATTTCCTTCGTTGTATCGTGGATTCCCTCCATCATCTCTAAAAGACCAATACCAATAATGCGGTCCTTTACTGGAATCATTGATGCAGAGACAAGGGGTCTCCTCGGAGGATTTGTTGGGAACATCTCGGATAATAGTTTTACTTTTAAAACTTTTTTCGTTTCTTTTATAACCCAGAAAATTACATCTTCATCCAGACCATCCCCATCAATATCAAAACGATCAAAACAAATAAGTCGGGTCACTGTTTTATGTGAGGGAACTTTCGCACTTGTTTCTGGATCGAGTGTCCCTTGAAAATCATCTTTTTGGTCTTTGAATTCCTGGTTCACCCTTGATCGAGAAACATTTTCTAATTCATCAACATCTTTTTTCTTTATTAAATCATAGAACTTATTCTTGCGAAGTTTAGAAATTTCATCAACTGTTGGATAATCTGCCAGTATAACATGGGACGCACCTTTAGGGTTCGACGGACCTGGAGGCTGCAAATTACCTGCTCTCCAAGGGAAGAATATCTCGTCAATGTCCTTTACCATAGGTTTAGGCCCATCAAAGACACGCTCCATTTTACTTATCGCCATCTCCACCTTACCGTTCTTACGCGTGTAAAATTTTACAGTAATGTCTTCTCTCTCGCTTTCTCCTGGGACAAGCCAGTCCCACCCCGCTTCGTCAGTCTGTTTGAAAACTGTCGCTTTAAACTCTGCTTCTAAAAGACTTCTAAAATATTGTGAGGGTAATATATCGGATGGTATCGGATCATTCACGCGTAAATCAGTCGTTTTTATATCTTCAACAACCCATGGAAGGTAGGCAAAATAAAACCCATCATTAACAAAAGCTTCTGCTAACTCCCCAATCGTTTCCTCTCCATTATGATCGACAAATAATTGGTGATGAAGTAAATCAGTTACATTTTCCTCTTTCTCTTTTTCTTCTCGACGAAGTGCTTTCGCTGCGATAGGGGGTGTTAACGTCATAACCGCATTGTGTAGCGTGTCTTGAACCCTAAGTGAATTTGTCATCATATCAGGAAGTGATATATCACTCGCATCATCCCAAGGAAGATCACGTCTTTCAGTCCACATCCGATACTTAGCATAACGCTGTAGACGATCCTCCATAAAAGCGGATCGATCCTGCCAATCTTTATCGTAAAATTCTACGACTCGCTCTGCTATTTTTTTCCTGTCTACGCTTATAGAACTATTTCTAGACCTTTTCCGGCGTATCCCAGACTCGTCCATCGCGATACTAACAAAATCTTCTAGCTGATCAGCCATTTTGCTTTCCTACTTTACAGATAGAGAGAATGCCAACAGGCACATTAAAGATAATTCCTTCAAACCACTTTTCTTCAATGACTCTTTGTTCTGGCGTTAGTATAGGTGAGTTATTAATGATTCTATATTCATCTGTAAGTTCAAGCTGCCACGTTCTAATTAACTTCTTCCAAATACTGACAAGTCCTGGAGACGACTCCTGTGACACACATTTCTCGCACATCGTAATATCACACTGATGACCGCTCATCAAAATTAGTGTCACGACTCTACAAGAAGGAAGCGACTTACCCACTGTCCTGGCCTCTCCTGAATATGGATGACCTAGTGGGTACTGAGTCTTGGTATCGTATATCTCCGCTTCGCACTGAGTACATCGACCCACGCGATTTAGATTTTCAAAGACTGACATCAGGCAACAAGCCTCCGTCGACATTGTGATCTTTGCGGATTTTGGCGAGACCTTTCTCCCACTGCTCAGCGAGATCGTCATGGAGGTCATCTATCTTTTTGAGCATGTTGTCAATTTTAACGCTGCAGCGCTTACAGTATTCTCGCTCTATCACGAACCCTCGACGAAAAGAATCTCCAGGTTTTACCGATTTGTGGCACCTATCACACTCAACGATTATAGCCATGCTTTTTCACTCGTCTATGCACTCGTGTATTGATTCGACCTGCCCCATAGTTAAGTACTTTGAACAGTGGATCGGAGTTGACAAGATACTTTAGATTGTTGGGAAAGTCATCGTATTTCATCTTAGGCACTTGCTTTTGATCGCGCTGCAGGTCCTGTTTAAAGTTGTCCCACATATATCGATTCATTTGAGTGATTGTAAGACGGCAGCGTGAATGGAAATTAATACGTGGTCGACGTGTATTGGGATCACACTTTAAATATTCATTCAACCTTGCTCGACCAACCCCTGAATTATCGGCCAAGTCACAATGAAGCCCTGCCTTATCAAACTCCGTCTGCCATGTTATCTCTCGACTAACACCACAAACTTGTTGCCCCATATTGGGGTCCATCAGCCGCCGCGCCACATGCAGCCCCAGCTCATCCTCAATCCTAGCGGCCATCTCAGCCACTTTTATTGGCTCTTCAGCCAACTCCCCGTCCGCAATTTGCCACAGGTCATCATAGGGGTCAACGAGCACCCACTGGAACATAT